ACAGCGATCAAGGACTCCGCTGCGGCCGCCTTGAACCGATCCCACTCCTCGGACGCATTTCTGATTGCCGCGGCGTCAACGTCGCTGAGCGCAAGACCCATTTTCTGGATCTCCTCACGCGCCTTCTCAAAGGCATCGCCGCCGTCACGCATCATCCCGATGAGTTCGGCGTTGGTGATGCCGAGCGTCTTCAGTGCTTCGTTGAGGTCCTTTGCGCTCAGTGATGATTTGCTCACAGCGTCGGAGATTAAGGTGAACTGCTCGTCAATGTCGAGGCCCTGAAGCTCGGTCGCCGTGATACCCAGACGCTCGAATGCTTTGGAGATATCTTCGCCACCGCCCTTTTCCACAGTGGTAAGGGCCGCCGATAGCGCGGTGATTTGTGCAGCGAGGTCGGTGACACTTACGCCACCTTGCTCAGCGGCATGTCGCACGGCCTGGATGCCAGTGACGCTAGCGCCCGTTTCATCTGAAAGCTTGGAGAATTCAGTCGCCAGCTTAGCTGACGCCGACGCCATGTTAAGAAGTTCGTTTACACCGAGACCGATGCCCAGGCCGGCGAGCGCAGCCTCGGCAACGGTTCCCATCTTCTCGAGGGCTTTGGCTACTTTCTCAATGGCGGCCTCGGCGGGACGAGGGTCCCCGCCGATTATAATAGTGGCGCCTTCAATCTTGTCTACCATATTCCCTCTCGTAAAGATAGGCCACTTCGTCTTCAGACATACAGCCGAATGTGGGCTTTACCCGCTTAATCTCGGCATACCACCAAAACTCAGCAGGGTGCATCCCCCAAAAGTCAGAGGGCCGTAGCCCCCAACTCATTGCCGCCTTGTACGCTTCTTCGATGATGCCCCCGACGTTACGGGGGCTACGGCGTTTCCCGATGCCACCGCCTTCGTAATGTTATCTGGCGGCAGCATGAGCTTCATTAGGCCTTGGACGGCATCACTACCGTTCTTCATGTAGGTCCCATTCGGATCTTCTTCCGACGGGAACATTGCCAGGTAGACATCGCCTTCGTCCACTTCAATCCCACAGTAACGAAGAATCTCCGCATATGCCGTTGCGACCTTCGCCTGTGGGACAGTTTTGCGCTGATGAAACTCCAGCATTTCCGTGAACGTAATGATGCTCTCCACCCGAGCAAGCAGCGGCATAATTCGATTGGCAGGGATTGTGTAAGTCTTACCCTGCCATTCGATCCGCTGATCTGCAAATTTCCGCATGGTTAGAATGCAACTCCGCCATTGAGGATGCCCAACTTGATCGCCGCGGCACTGGTCGCGATGCCTACCACAGAGGTGAAGTCACCCGAATTCAAGTCGACCGCGGGACGAATACCGCCAGCGCCGTCACTGCCGAGGTAGACAGTACCCTGTACGACGGTGCCGCCGATGGTGATGCTGCCCGCTGTTTGGAAAGCAATGGGCTGACCAGATGATGCTCCGTGCAGCGCGATGCCGATCAGAGTGCGGATGTTGCTTGACGCGTTATCGGAGTCGTACAGCTTAATGCTGCCATCCGTGTCACGCGCCAGAGTTTGACCCGCGAGAATGGTGGCGCCTGCGATGCCTGTGGCTACCACAGCGTCAGCACCCTTGACCACGTTCGCGGGAGTGATTGAGATATCGACCATAGTAAGTAGACTCCAGGTTTAGTGGGCTATCAACTGCCCGGGGTGTAAATCACAGGACCATCGCTCATGATGGTGGCTTCGAAGGTAACGGCATCGTTGTAGGTGCCGGTCTCTGCAAACTCGGACAAGAAGAAATTGCCCGAGATAATCGACCCGTTCGGGTACGTGAGCGTTACCGCTCGGGTGAAGTTCTTATTAAACCAGTCGATCTTCAAGATATGTGTCTTCGAGACACCACTGATCTTGATATCCAATTGATACTGCGCGGCGACGCTCAGCAGGTTGCGCCAGCCGGCATCATCATCGCTGGTAACGTCGATTGGCTCGCCGTTCAAGGTAATAGCTTTCTCGCGGACGCCGCCCACAGGCAGGCCGTTCCAAAGCATGACTACGTCCCGACCGGGATAGCCGTCAGCTAATGACATAGTTTAGTGTCCTCCAGTTATCGCCCGGTACTGGGCAGTAGCGCGGTATGCTTGACCATCGGCCTCTTGCGAGACGCTATAGTCGGTGAAGTTGACCAACACCAAAGTGTATGGCCAGATTTGGACGCGATGCTCGCACCTGCTCCACAGTTGGCGGATACGTGACAGGGCTGTCTTTGCGAATGCTTCGCTCTCGCCCGCGGATCGCACCGAGATAGTTATTGTGTGGTCACCTCCTTGGCTTAAGTCATCATCCCACGCTGCCATTCCTGTTTCACTGTAGACCACATACGGCAGCGGTTGCGTTTCAGTGATGTATGCGAATACCGGAACAGGGCTAGCCCCAAACATAGCTTGGAGCTCCGGATCATTAGCGATTAACTTTCCCAACTCACGCTCGAGCACTTCGCTCGCGGAAGACGTCATGACCTGAGCCTCGCTTGAATGATCTTAACAATCTGAGTTCGCTTCACTTCCAATGCACGCTTCAGGAATGGACGAGCAGCCATCCGTGAGGTACCCAGCTCAAGAAATGGAGCATACTTGACGTTGCTCCCAACACTCGCAGTCATCTTGTCCTTATCCACATCGATAACGATGCTTCGCGCAAGCGTTCCTGTATCGCTCGCAGGAGGCTGCCCAGGCGCTGAAGCTCGGTGACGTATGCGACCTCGGCGAACATACACCCGGCCTGTCTTCGGTCCCTTCAGGATCGACTGACGAGCCTCAGCCTGTACAACCAGCGCAGACTCGGTCAGTGCCTGTGCCAGTTGATCCTTCTTTTTCTTAATCCACTCATCTTTATTGCGGATGAACACAGCGAGACCACTGACTTTGACATCGATCTTGAATGCCATCTACAGGTTCCCGCCCTTGCGACAGATAACCTCCATCAACTCATTGCGCTCATCCGGAGCTGTCACTACTTCGATGTAGAGCTGTACGTTGCCCCACTTAAACCACATACCCTGCAAGACTTCCGCATTATAACGGATGGTAACCTTATGAGTTATCTGCTGCTCAAGGTGTTGGTATCGAAAGATCTCACTGCCACTCACTACCTGAACCCGTGCCCACAGGGTAGCCACAGGGGAGTCGTTCCTGTTGTACCCGAGTGCTCCATCACTAGCGCGCCCAGGTCTGTAGAGAAGAAGCTCTTCTCTCATCCGTCCAATGGCGCGTCTCATACTTTGAGGACCTTCCTTGACTTGATGATCCGCTCAGCTGACTGTGGGACATCGCGAGCAGCAATGTCGAAGGTCATAATCTCGCGGTTCTCATACCAATGGCTGGCGATCTGGCTTATGGCGATACGCAGGTCTGCAGGAACGTTGTTTGCCGCAGGACCGAAGCCCGCAGTATAGACAATCTCGATGCCGTTAACCCCACGCGTTGCGACAGGCCACACGCTGCCAGAACGCAGAGCCACGCGTCCGGGCCGTCTTGCGGTGTCAGTATAAAACCCGGTAAATAGCGTTGGCGTGTCCGCCGCATTGAACGTCGAGAAGCTTGTGACGGCGATGAGCGGGCCGGTGGGAAGCTCGATCCAGTCCTGCACCGTGTTGAGGGAACTGAGTGCGCCGTCGCGTGTGCCATCCCACCAAACTCCGCTGTCTTGCGATGGAAACTCATCAAGCGTCAACTTCCACGTCTGCGTGATCATCGCCAGCTTGGTCTGTAGCTCGACGTACTCGCGCGCCGCGGATATGAATGTGGTGATAAGCGCATCGTCCGACGAAGTGGTCAGACGCATGAACGCCTTCTGCGTGGTAACGTCAACCGGCTCAATACTTGGGTCTACGGTGCGAACGTTGAACATATTGAGCCGGTCTCCGGGTAAAGGCGAGGTAATTGGAACCGCACCCACAGGGGAGTGGGAGCCCATGGGTGCGGCCTTCGCTGTTTTGTTCGTCAACTAATCCACAGCGAAATTATGTGGGCTGGGCGACCGGCGAAATATGGCTGTGCCAGACCCACACACCGGCGAGCGAGATAGAGCCTGCATCGTTGGCAGCCGGGGTAACGGTCAGACGGATATACCGCTTCGATCCCTTGTAGCCGATCTTCCGGACCTCGTTATCATCCGAGAAGAGCGCCTGCGCTGAAGCGGAGGTCAAGATCTGATCCGCAGCGGCGACAGTGTTGGCGCCCGACATATTGGCCGCGTTCGACTCTTCGAGCAGCACGGTGAGGGTTGCGTCGGCGTCGGTGATGGCGCCATAGGCAAGGATCATCGCGGCAGCATGCTTGTCCTGAAGGTCCAGGATGTTAGAGACGTAAGCGGTGTTGGCATTGGTGATTGTAACGGGCGGAATACCCGCATCGATCCCCATGCCGGTGATGCGATCAAACATCATGGTAGAAGAGTTCCTTATTTAAGGGGATGAATGAAGTGGGGGCGGTTAAACCCCCACCGGGTTAGATGGCCTTCAGGACCTTGTAGGCTTCGTAGTTCTGCACGCCGCCGCCGACACGCTTCGTGGTATAGAACAGCACGAATGGCTTGGCAGTGTAGGGATCACGCAGAACACGGATGCCGATACGGTCAACGATCAGATACGCGGCACGCCAGTCACCGATGGCGATGGGGAACGTGTTGGCACCGAACGCTGGCATATCTTCCGCTTCGTAGACAGGATAGCTCAGGATCGAAGCCGGCTGACCGAGCGTGAGCCCCGCCTGCCAGATATATTGCCCTGTGGTATCCTTCAGCTTGCGGACCTTGGCAATGCTTGCTTTCGCCATGATCCATGCGGCATTCTGGCGATAGTCGGGCTTGAGCGCGTAGACCAGATCGATCAACGGATCAGGGCCGGTGACGCCTGCGGTGAAGTCGCCCGAAGTGCCGGTGCCGATGAAGCCCGGAGTGCTCCAAGCGTATGACGCATTGGCGACAAACGTCTGCGCCATAAATCCGCGGGGCTTGGCAACGCCGTCGCCGTTGACGAATGCAGCGCCTTCCTGACGGGCGAACTCGATGCGGACCTCGTCTGCGAGCCACTGCTCAATATTGACGAAGGCGTCATCCAGCAGCGTCTGAGTTGCGCCTGGCATCGCATACATTTCATGCACAGGGAATGCCAGACGGTTCAAGGCTGGGTTGCCAGTCTGCGGACGTGCGGTCTGCTCACCCACCCAGCCGCTGTCGGTGCCGGTCAGGTTAACGGGCTTCTCGTAGAGGTTGGTGCCGATAGTGATCACTTGCGCCAGTTCACGGATCTTTGAAATGTCCGTTACAATGCGTGTGATGTTCTGCTCGACCTGAACCGGAACGAGGAAGCCGCCTTCCGAGTTGGTGCCGACTGACAGAGTCTTCGCTTCGAGCTCACGCAGGCCTGTGTCATGGCCCTTGCGGAAGTAGCCCTGGAACATCTTCCGGTGCTCGACTTCCTCGTTCGTCAGCTCACGCTCGAGGCCATCGTATGCCTTGATGATGGGGCGCTTCTGCTCGATCACCTTGGCGTCGAGCTTCGACTGCATCTCCGTCAGCTTAGCGTTGATGCGATCCACCTGCTCATTCAGAACAACGTCAGTAACGCCCTTCTTCTTGAGCTCCTCAATCGCCGCGTCGTTCTTGGTCCGAAACTCATTGAAGCCCTTCTGCAAGTCCTCGAAGAGCTGCTTAACCTCGGGCGTGACCTTAACGTCCGAAGCGTCCTTACGCTCGAGCGGACGCGCCAGGACATATTGCCCCCTGCTGCCGATAAAGTCTCCCATCGGGGAGTCCCTTTCTATTTGAAGTTGAAACCGCCAATGAGAGTATTGGCATCAATGGCCACCGGCTCAGCATCCCGCTGCTCCCGCTGTACCCTTCGCTCAGCTTCCTCAAAGCCATACTTAGCCACGAGCTTTGCAAAGTTGCTTGGCATGCCCCCATCCCGGAGTGCAGCTTCAGCGTC